ACCCCTATTCATCGGGCAGGACTTCAACGTCGGAGCGATGGCGAGCACAGTCTACGTCAAGCGACCGAATGGCTGGCACGCTGTCGATGAGTTGACCGGCATATACGACACGCCAGCCTTGATACAGACACTCAAGGAACGGTACGCAGGACACCGACTGACCATCTACCCCGACGCCAGCGGCAACAGCAGAAAGACCGTCAATGCCTCAGAATCAGACATCAGCCTACTGAAACAGGCAGGCTTTACCGTCAAGGTCAACGACAGCAACCCGCGAGTCAAGGACCGTATCATGGCAGTCAATGCCGCCTTGACGAATGCCAAGATGTGGGTTAATGACAGAATGTGTCCGACTGTCGTATCATGCTTGGAACAACAGGCATACGACAAGAACGGCGAGCCGGACAAGCAAGGCGGATTCGACCACCAGAACGATGCTACAGGCTACCCTATCGTGTTCGAGATGCCTGTCGTCAAGCCTGCAACCCCCATCGGAATCAGCCTCAAGAGGGCGTACTAATGTCTGTCGATTTTCAGCGCAGTGATTACGCCAAGGCGCTACCAGATTGGGAGATGGTCGATACGCTCTGCGAGGGTGAATCAGCCGTCAAGGAAGCCGGAAAGACGCTGCTCCCTGACCCTGTCGTGGCAACAGGCGAAACACAGCGCGAACTCGACGCCATCTATCAGCGATACCTGCAACGCGCACTCTATATCAACATCGTCGGGCGCACTCGCTCAAGCCTCATCGGTTCCGTCTTTCGCAAAGCACCACGACTCACCATTCCGACCAATCTGGCCTACATGGCTACGGATTGCGATGGCTCCGGCCTGTCAATCTACCAGCAATCCCAGAAAGCGCTTGAAGATGTCCTGACCACTGGCCGATGCGCGGTACTGGTGGACTTCCCGCAAACAGATGGCGCTGTCTCTGTCGCTGACATGAATGCCGGACTTGTCAGGGCGAATGTCTGCCACTATGACGCAGAGGACATCATCAACTGGCAGCACACCAGGATCGGCGGAAAGTCCTTACTATCTCGCGTGGTGTTGTCTGAAAATGCAGATACCGTTGATGGATTCGTGACGCAAAAGGTCAAGCAGTTGCGCGAACTCGCTATCGAGGATGGCCGCTACTGCGTTCGACTCTGGCGGCAGAACAAGAACAAGGACTGGGAGCCTATCTCCGAAGCCTTCCCGACCATGGCCAATGGCCAGCCGTGGTCATCCATTCCGTTCACCTTCATCGGGGCCGTCAACAACGACAGCAGCATTGATGCCGCTCCACTGTTCGACCTCGCCTGCGTCAACCGGAAACACTACCAACTCGGAGCCGACTGGTACAACGCGCTCTACTACGCAGGCCAGCCGCAACCCGTTATCAGCGGATTGACCGAGGACTGGCGCGACTGGCTGGAAAAGAACGGCGTAGTCGTAGGCTCTCGCGCTCCATTCCTGCTCCCTGCCGGCGCGAACTTTACCTATGCCACCGTCTCAGCCGACAGCGCCATTCAGAAAGAACTTGCCGACCTGGTACAGACCATGGCCATGCTCGGTGCCCGACTGGTACAGCCTGGCGAAGCCGTCAAAACAGCAACCCAGTCATCCGGCGAACAGGAGGTATCACACTCCATCGTCTCGCTTGCGGCTGAGAATGTGTCCGACGCCTACACTCAAGCACTGCTATGGGCGCAGATGTTCATGGGGGGCGCTGGTGCCGTAGATTATCGTCTCTCCAATGATCTGACCGTCATCGCATGGGACGCCCAGATGCTGGCCGCCATTGTCGGGGCATGGCAATCAGGCACTATGCCGAAGTCCGACGCTATCCGGTTCCTTCAGCGCATCGGCCTGATTGATGGCGAGAAAACCATCGAGCAGGTTATGGACGAACTCGAAGGCGCGGGGCTGTCACTGTAATGGCCACCGCTCCGGCACTGGTCAGCCTCGCTACCCGTCAGCAGGTCATGCTCGAACGGCTCAAGGCAGGTGACATCAAGAAGCTGGAAGCCTTCCTCAAGGATGCCGCCAAGGTCATCCGCGAAAGACTCGCACGCGAAGAACTGACAACACTGGCCCGCGCACGCGCTGAATCACAACTGGCCGCCATTACCTCGGACCTTCGCGTTATCTACGGCGGCGCAGCAAAACAGATACAGTCCGACTTGCTCGACCTGGCTGAATACAGCGCAGCCGCTGAAGCCCGCGCACTAGGCGGCGTACTGGTGGCAGATACAACACTCGCTGTCCCATCAGCCGCACAGGTAATGGCTGCCGCAACCGCACGCCCACTAGGGAACGGAAAGACCGCAAAGATGCTGGAACCCTTCATTAACGAATGGGTGACAGGCTCAATCGACAAAGTGGACAACGCTATCCGGCTCGGCTTTTTCCAAGGAAAAACGAACAGGGAAATCATCAGCGAAGTTGTCGGCACGGCCAGCAACAAGTACAAGGACGGACTGATTGACGCCACGTATCGCAATGCGGAGACGGTTGTCAGAACAGCCGTACAGCACGTGGCGCAAGTGGCACGCTCCGAGATGTGGGAACAGAACAAGGACATCATCGAAGCCTATGAATGGGTGTCTGTTCTCGACAACCGCACGACACAGCAATGCCAGTCTCTATCCGGCCAGGTATTCGAGATGGGCAAAGGACCGCTGCCACCATTGCATCCTAACTGCCGGTCAGCAGCCGTCCCTGTTATCAGCAACAAGTTTATCCGCGACACTCTCCGCAAGGGCGCAACACAGGCCAGCAAGGGCGCAGCAGGCGGCGAACAGGTGGCAGCGAACCTTACCTATTTTGACTGGCTGAAAACTCAGCCGGCAGCATTCCAGGATGAGGCTATCGGGCCTGTCCGTGGGAAACTATTCAGAGACGGCGGCATCAGCGCAGAGCGATTCGCTGAGCTGTCACTTGGAAAGAACTTCGAGCCGCTGACCCTTGACCAGATGCGCGCTCTTGAGCCTGTCGCCTTCGAGCGGGCAGGATTGTAATTCGCGGCTGAGCCGCAACAACGCCCGGAGGGCAATGCAATGTTGAAACTTGAAGCTGATAACCTTGACGCCATCGACGAACCGCTCCGCTCCCTGTATGAGGAAAAGGACGGGAAGTTCCGACTCAAGGTCGAGGGCATTCCAGATGCCGAAGGGCTGAAGAAGAAAAACAACGAGCTGCTTGATGAACTCAAGGGCTACAAGCGCGCACAGAAAGAGAAAGAGGACGCGCTGGCCAAGGAAAGGGAGGAGCTTCTCGCCAAGTCCGGCGATGTGGAGGCGCTCCGCAAGTCGTATGACGAGAAGATGACGAAGATCACGACCGACTACTCGACCCGCGAGCAGAACTACCAGCAGCAGCTACAGAAGCTGACTGTAGGCCAGACCGCTACCACACTTGCGGCGGAACTTGCAATTCCCGGCTCGGCTCCGGTACTATTGCCACATATCCAGGCGCGCCTGTCTATGGAAATCAGGGACGGCGTACCTGTTACGGTTGTTATCGGTAAAGACGGCAAGCCGTCTGCATTAACGATTGACGACCTGAAGTCCGAACTTGCAGCAGAGCCGGCATTTGCGCCGATCATTGCAGCAAGCAAGGCAGCCGGGGGCGGGGCCTCTGGTAGTGGAAATGGCGGCGGGGCCGCGAAGAAAGCTGTAACCCGAAGCCAGTTCGACCAGATGAATGCTGTGCAACGCATGGAACATCTGAAGTCGGGCGGAACCATTACCAGTTGAGGAACTCGCAATGACTACCAATACCCTGACCAATCTCATCCCCGATGCCTATGCCGCGCTCGACGTGGTGTCCCGCGAACTTGCAGGCCTGATTCCTGCCGTGACCGTTGACGCCTCCGTCAATGCCGCTGCCCTGAATCAGTCTGTTTTCGTTCCTGTCGCCCCCGCCAGCAATGCCGCTGCCAGCATCACGCCGGCCATGTCTATCCCGGCTGAAGCTGATCAGGCCATCGGCAACGTGGAAATCAAGATCGACCAGCAGTACGCTGTGCCGTTCTCGTGGTCTGGCTCCGAGCAGGACGGCGTGAACAAGGGCGCTGGTTACCTGACCATCCGTCAGAACCAGATCGCTCAGGCCATGCGTACCCTCGTCAACAAGATCGAGCTTGACCTGGCGAACAGCTACAAGCGCGCAAGCCGCGCCGCTGGTGCTGTCACGACCACTCCGTTCGGATCCGACCTGTCGGCCCTGTACGCTGCCCGCAAGATCTTGGTGGACAACGGCGGCGCAACCTCCGACATTCAGGCCGTGATTGATACCACTGCCGGCGCGAAGCTGCACACTCTGTACGGCATCAACGCTGACCGTGATAACTCGGCCATGGCGCTGCAACAGCAGGGCGTCCTCATCGCTCCCTCTGGCATCCAGATTCGTGAGTCGGCCCAGATTGTCAGCCCGACCGCTGGCGCGATGGCTTCCGCCACTTCGTCTAACGCTGCCTTTACCGTCGGCCAGACCGTCATCCCGCTGGCTACTGCTGGTACGGGTGTCGTGGCCGCTGGCGATGTGATTACCTTCGCCAACGACGCGAATCAGTACGTCGTGGCATCGGTGTCGTTCGCTGGTGCCAACCCGGCATCCGGCGATACCATCACGCTTGCCGCTCCCGGCCTGCGGATGGCTCAGGGCGCTGCAACCCGCGCTATCACTGTCGTGGCTAGCGGCCCGCGCAATCTGGTGTTCAACCGCTCGGCCATCGTGCTGGCGACCCGTATGCCGGAACGCCCGGAAGAAGGCGACCTCGCGCTCGACGTGATGGCCATCACCGACCCGCGCACTGGCCTGTCCTTCGAGCTGTCCATCTACGGCGGCTACCGCAAGGTGCGCTATGAGCTGGCTCTGGCATGGGGCAGCAAGGTTATCAAGCCGGAACACTGCTCCATCCTGCTTGGCTAACCTACCGAACCGGGGGGCTTCGGCCCTCCGTTTCACTAATTTCTAATCGGCGGGGGCATCATGACATTGACTGTTGAGACAGGCGCAATTGTGGCAGGCGCAAACAGTTACGTCTCCCGCGCTGATGCTATCGCTTACGCTGAGAATCGTGGCGTTACGCTGGCGGATTCCACGGCTACTGATGCCATGCTCATCAAGGCAGCCGACTACCTGGAATCGTTTGCTGGCCGCTTCAAGGGCAGCCCTGTTGAGCGTGACCAGCCGCTGGCATGGCCACGTTACGGCGCGGTCATCGAAGGCTTCACATGGTCATCGGATGAAATCCCGCGACAAGTGATCGCGGCGCAACTGGCCGTCATGCTTGAAATCAACGCAGGTGACGACCCGTTCAATCCGACGCCTACTGTCGGCCCGATTACGGAAGAAACCGTATCAGGCGCGGTGACGGTACGCTACGCCTCCGGCACATCCAGCAAGGTTCAGAAATCACGCGCATCTGATGCGCTTGTCGGCTTGCTGCTGTCCCGGTCTGGCCTGTTCGCGGTGCGTGCCTGATGAGCTTCTATGGCCGGATGGCATCGACTGCAAGCCGGCTGTTGACGCAGTACGGCAAGCCGGTTGTCCTTGAGCGCATTACCTCAGTGTTCAATCCGATAACAGGAATGGACACAAGCCGGACTGTTTCAGAAAGCACGACAACAGGTGTCGAGATTCCTATCCGTGATGAACTCGTTGACGGAACTCGCGTCAAGGTTGGCGACCGATTCCTGATTGTTGATGCGAGCATTGAGCCTGACATGAGTGACAGGCTCCAAGATGCGCCGTTTATTTCCTGCGCCTATCCGATGGACGCATCACTTGCGGAGATACAAGCCCTTGTCCCGTCGATTAACGCCGTGCCTGTGATGACGGACAACTTCCAGACGGCGACATACACGCTCACAGGCTCCGCTCCTGCTGGCGGATGGGATTTAATCTGCGCACCTAAAACCATTCCATCCAGCCCTATCACCGTAGATTTTAGCTCAGGCGGCAAAGCGTTCGATTCCCCGCTGTCGGCCGCCAATCCACCGCCAGCCGTCCAGACCGAGACGACGACCGCCCGCACTCTGTCGCTTGCCGACCGCAACAGCTAAATCCGCTGCACGAATGCC